GTAAAGATTAGTCGGCAGCCATTGTCTGCACGGCAGAGGATGATGTGATGGGATTTGGACTTGGATCGGTTGGTAAGTTAGTTGGTGGTGTTGCAGATGTGTTTGGGCTGAAGCCTTCGAAGCCGAAGTATCCGAAAATCCCGCCACCAAAGGTGATGCCGATGGCAGATGACGAGACTCAGAAGAGAGCCAAGCGGAGGTCGATAGCCGCACAACTCGCACGCAAGGGTCGAGCGTCGACGATCATGACGCAGGATCGTGAGACTTTGGGATGAAGATCAAACAGTTAGCGGAGCTAGGCACTGAGCTTCTAAGCAAGAAGACTTCGCTTAATAGTTTATGGCAGGAGATCGCAAATAATTTTTATCCAGAAAGAGCGAGCTTCACGACCACAAGATATTTAGGTGAAGACTTTGCTGCGAATCTTTCGTCAAGCTATCCAATAACCTGTCGGCGTGATTTGGCTAATCAATTTGGGACGATGCTCAGGCCTACAAGCCGAAGATGGTTTCACGTCAAGCGGAAACATGAGGAGACTGCCAAGCATGAAGATACTGAGATCCGCCAGGTACTTGAGTATTTTGAAAACACACAACGAAAGGCAATGTATGATCCTCCCGCCCTGTTTCAACGTTCCACAAAAGAGGCAGATAACGATTTCGCATCTTTTGGGCAATGTGCGATCTCAGTTGACCTTAACCGCCGCGGTGACGGATTGCTCTACAAGACCTGGCACTTACGGGATATGGCCTGGCAGGAGGATGCCGAGGGACAGATTTCTTTTGTGGTAAGGAAGTGGACACCTACGTTGTGGAATTTAATCCAGACGTTTGGTGAGTCAAATATCCATGCAGATTATGTTAAGAAGTCCGAGAAGGCACCGTTCTCAAAGGCTAATATTTACCATTTGGTATTTGATGCTGACCTTCTGGATGAGAAAGCCGGGGATAAACCACGATGGTCTGTCTACTGGGATGCTGAGCATCACACAGTAATAGAGCAGACAGCGATTTACGGTAGGCATTATATAATTCCGAGATGGTCTGTTGTTAGTTCTCAGTATGCCTATTCGCCGGCTGTAATTGCTGCTTTGCCAGATGCACGGTTAATACAAGCGATGACCTTTACTTTATTAGAGGTGAATGAAAAAGCTGCTAATCCGCCGCTGATAGCTACTCATGGTGCTGTGAGAGGTGATATTGCTTTATTTGCTGGTGGTATTAACTGGGTCGACCAGGAATATGATGAGCGGTTGGGTCAAGCTTTAAGGCCGATTACTCAAGACTTCAGAGGATTGAATTACGGCGTGGATATGGCAATGGATACGAGGTCTATGATCCATCGTGCATTCTATCTTGATACTTTAACGTTACCTGAAAGGACGCCGGAGATGACGGCTTACGAGGTAGGCCAGAGGATTCAAGAATATATTCGTAATGCTTTACCTATCTTCGAGCCTATGGAGACAGAATACAACGCGGCCTTGTGTGAAGAAACGTTTGATTTGATGTTGAGAAACAACGCGTTTGGCTCACCATTGGACTGGCCTAAAGAGTTGAGGGGTATGGACGTAGACTTCATGTTTGAAAGTCCGTTACATGATTTGATCGATCAAGAGAAGAGCACATTGTGGTCACAAGCTCAAGCGCAACTGGCGGAATCTATTGCTCTTGATCCGAGTACACAGTTTGTTGTTGATGCTCGGACTGCGTTAAGGGATTCGCTTGAAGGTCTGGGTGTGCCGGCGGCATGGATTAATTCAGAGGCTGAGGTAGAAGAAGCTGTTGAGATTAACATGCAGCAAGAGCAGGAAGCTGAGCGGTTGGCGATGATGAAGGAAGGGTCAGAAATCGCAAGTAACTTGGCGCAAGCTGAATCAGCATTACCGTGAGTGAACCCTGGAAGCCTGCTAAATACAAAACGTCTGATATAGCTGCTGTACAGGCATTAGCTGCTGGTGTTGCGAATGAAGGTCAACAGCAACAGGCGCTAAAGTGGATCGTAGAGGTTGCAGCAGGTGTGTATCAGCCATCATTTTATTCTGGGGCGGATGGTGATCGATTAACTGCGTTTGCCGAAGGTAAGAGATTTGTAGGTAATTCCATAATCAGTGCCATTGCGAAACCGTTGGGTGTTCTAATGGCTCAAGACGAGGGTAAAAATGAAATTCAGAAATAAGTTCTTGAAGTATAAATTAAATTCGGTGGCTGATGATGGTGATTCTGGCGGGGGTGGTGGTGATATTGATAACGACGGTGATGGCGATAGCGGTACTCCTGCAGGTGACGGGGATGGCGCTGGTAGTGGTATCGATTCTGCGTGGCCGGAGGACTGGCAAGCAAAAGTGTCAAAGGGTGACAAGGATCTAGCTACTCGTGCTGGCCGTTATACAAGTCCTGAGGCTGTGTTTGATGCCTTGATTGCATCGCAGAATAAGTTACGTTCAGGGAATATGGTTGAGAAATTACCTGAAAATCCTACTGATGCTGAGCTTAAAGACTGGCGCCAGGCAAACGATATACCTAATAAATCTGATGGGTACAAGTTTGATGACATTCCTGACGATGATAAGGATATGGTCCAAGAGTTTTCAAAGTCAGCGTTACAGCAAAACATGACTTCAGAGCAAGCTAAATCAGTTATCGCCTGGCATTATCAAGCGCAGAATAAGGCAATTGAAGATCGTGTTGAATTGGATCAGCAGGTAAAGCAAGAGACATTGGATGCATTGAATGTTGAGTGGGGCAATGGTTTCAGACGTAATATTAACCTTATTGAGAATATGTTAACGCAAATTCCAGAGGATGTACGGGAGGATTTTAAGGGCGCCAGGTTGCCAGATGGCACGCCTGTGTTTTCACATCCTGAAGTGATGCGAGCGTTCGCCGGCATGGCTCTACAATTAAACCCTGCAGGCACTTTAACTAGCGTTGAAGGTGATCCTTTGAAGGGTGTTACCGAAGAGATTAAGGAAATCGAAGGGTTCATGAAGTCTAACCGAAAGGCTTATTTCGCAGACAATGACAAGCAATCAAGACTTCGTGAGTTGTACGATATCCGTGAGAATCTGAATCGTAAGGCAGGCTAATGTCCAATCCGTTCGATGATCTAACTGACTGGATCGTTGAAAACGAAGTACAGACTCGTGCGCGGCGTGATAGAAATGTCGTTTCGTTGCTTAACGAAGGGTTTAAGCTTGTTGCTGATGTTCTCGATCCCAGGTACTCGAGTGATCCACACGTTGTTGGTGATATCGATTCAGAGGCATCTACAGATGGTCAGGTTATAACATCTGATGGTGCTGGGAATGCGGCGTGGGAAGCTGCTGCTATTGATTCTGGGTCAGCTACAGATGGTCAAGTTTATACTGCTGATGGATTTGGGAATGCTGGGTGGGAGAATCCTGCAAGCGTTTGGTATTCGTTTGTTGTTGCTAATGATATATATGACAATGAGGCAGCTGCAGCAATAACGCCGGCATCAGATATACGTGTACCGTTCGATGGAAATATTACTACTGTTGTCGAGGTTACTGGTGTTCCTGGTTACGATATAGATGTTAATTTCGTTGGTGTTAAAACACTTCGAGGTTTAGTTTTACGCGCATATTACGATGGGAATTCATCTCACCATATAGACGTTGGGTTTTATAATTACGCTACGACAGCTGTAGATGTTGTAATAAGATTGGATGATGCTACGGATTATAACTATCGGACTATTTTAATACCTGATGATACCAACTACATATCCAGTGGTGCTGTTCAGGTAAATTTCTATCATCCAACTAGTGGGACACCTGGGCACGATTTATACATCGATTATGTTGGTATTCTTGCAGACCCGATTCCTATGGCCAGTAGTGCGTTACAGGCTAGTGCAGCTACGATGGTAGGTGCTGCGATGAAGGGTCAACTGGCTACCGGGGCATTACAAGCCGCATCAGCTACAGTTGCAGGTGTAGCGATGTGGCCGCAAGCTACGGGTGCATTAGAGTCTGAAGTAGCAACGATTGTAGGTGATGTAACGAAGTCTCTAGTAATTAGTGCTGCCATACAGGCTGATGCAGCGACCATTTCAGGTGTATCGATAAAGACAGCATTTGCTACTGGTGCCTTATCGGCTGAAGCATCTACAGTTACGGGTCTTGCGATGTGGCCTAAGGGTAGTGGTGCGTTAGAGTCTGAAGTCTCTACTGTCACTGGTGATGCGTTTAGGGTTATTGGGTGTAGTGGTGCTTTGCAGGCAGGAGCGTCAACTATTGAAGGGATTGCCATTAGATATGTAAATGTGCCTGGTAGTGGGTTTAT